GACAGCTATACGGGCACTTTGTCGGAGGGTGGGTCGACCATCGCCATCGTGGCCAGCGTCGATTTGACGCTGACAAACTCTCTGGCGCCGACGTTTGTCGTTGGGTCCGACAGTACCCCGCAACTGGAATTTGGCCGGGCCGTGGTCGAAGGCACTTTGACGGCGTACTATCAGGATGCCGTTCTGATCAACAAGTTCCTCAACGAAACGGCGTCCACGCTCACGCTCGCCATTGCTGACCCGGGGTCGGCCAACACGTACACTTTCCTGATCCCCGAAGTCAAGTATAACGGCGCCGACGTGCCTGTCGCCAACGAACAATCCCGTGTCATCACGTTGCCTTTCGTGGGCATTTACGACACGGTCCAGACAACCAACCTCAAGCTGACCAAGTCCTAAGTTTCGCGTTGGCTCCGGGCTCCCAGACTGGAGCATCACGCGGAAAGGGGGTGACGCGGGGCGTCGGGACAGTGTCACCCCCACCCGACATCCACCCGACATAGGTGTTTAACATGACCGACATCAACAGCATTGGCGTCCTGGAGGACGTCGTTCGTATTCCTCTCTTTCACCCCGCAACTTCTGAAGCCCTCTTTGACGACGAGGGCGAGGAAATGTTCATCGAAGTGCACGGGCGCGACAGTGCCGTAATGCGCAAGATCGAACACGACATTCTCAACCGGAATATCGTTAAGGCCCAACGTGGTAGTCGTCGTTCGCTGGGGATGACGGCGGAACAGCTCGAAGCCCAGAACCTGGACCGGTTGGCCCAGTCCGTCATTTCCTGGAACTTGGTGGTCAACGGTGTCAAGCCGGGGTGTTCAGCGTCTGAAGTTAAGGAGTTGTTCACGACCTACCCCTGGATTAAAGAGCAGGTGGAGGACGGCATCGCCAACCAAGCAAATTTTACGCCAACGCCATAGACGACTTGGAGGAATTCGCAGAACACGAATTCCAACTGGCCGTGTCTCTGGATGGCAAAACGTCTAAGCGGGAAATCCTGGAAGATGTGGAGAGGCAAACGGGGGACCGCCCAGCAGAATTGGATGGTCCCCAATTCCCCGACACCATGGAGTTCGTGTGGGGCGCCTTTCTGGACCTTAATGCGTCAAGGGGCGGTTCCGGTTTTGGTGCTTCCCCTCTGACGTATGCCGACATCCAGACTTGGATGACTGTTCTAAGTCATCGTTTGGATATTTGGGAGATCAACGCCATTCGGCGGCTCGATATAACGTGGTTGCGGGTCCAGTCCGAAGCACAAAGGGCAAAACATGGCTGACATAGCAGAAATCGGGTTTGAAGTTAACACCGCTGACTTAAAAGAGGCGGAAAACAGGCTCGAACGTATAAGTAGAGTAGGGGCCCGGGCCTTCTCAGTCTTAGGACGGGGGGCGTCGGCCTTTACGCGTGTCTTACGTACCACCATGCGCATGGTGTTTTCTCTGCAGTCGGCCTTGTTGGCCCTGGGTGCCACGTTGGTTGTGCGTAGTTTCATCAATGTGGCCCGGCAGACTGAAACTTTAAGGCTCCGTCTTATTGCTTTGACGGGGTCTTCGGCTAAAGCTGGGAAGGCTTTCCAGCTCATGCAGTCGTACGCGGCCAAAGTTCCGTTCACGTTCGAAGAAATTCAACAGGCTGGCGGTCTGTTGTTGACTGTGACCAACGACGTGGACGAAATGAACAAACTCCTGGAAATCACGGGTGACATCGCGGCGGCTACTGGGCTGACATTCAGAGAGACAGCGGAGCAGTTGCAGCGGTCCTTTGCGGCGGGCATTAACAGTGCCGATAGGTTCCGGGAGCGTGGTGTTCGGGCTTTGTTGGGTTTCGAGGCAGGTGTGAACATTACGGCAGCGGAAACCCGTAAGCACATTTTGGCCATGTGGGACGACGACGCCACCAACCGGCTGAAGGGTGGGGCTGATCGTTTATCCGGTACTTGGGACGGTTTGATGTCCATGCTGTCGGATAGGTGGTTCCAATTCCGGCAGACCGTCATGGATGCGGGTTTATTTGATTTCCTTAAGGGTATGATCCGGGAGGTTCTTGACGCTGTAAATCGCGATTTTGGGTCGATGAAAAAGGCAGGTGAAGCCTTCTCCCAGTCTGTGATTGAAGCTATCCAGAATTTTCGAAACTTCCTGGGTCTAAGTGCGTCGACCAATGGGCCCGAGACGATTTTTGACCGGATTGGCGAGGCCGTCGACAAACTCCAAGAAAAGTTGACCAAGCTCCTGCGGATAGTGCTCTCCGTCCTTCTCGCGGCCAAGGGAGCAGCAGTCGGCGCGGCGGTAGGCGGGCCCATCGGCGCGGGACTTGGTGGTTTGGCGGGCGCTCTTGGCGGTTACTTCGCCCCCGAAGCTCTGGATGTCGTTCTAGAGGCTGCGGGCATGACTTCTAAAAACTTGGACGAATTACGCCAGGAACTGCAGAGAATCCGCGACAAAGAAAACAAGATCGTGGACGAATTGAATGCGTTGGAAGCGTCGGGCGCCAACGAAGCTGGTGTAAGCAAAATGCGAGAAGCCACTTCCGCAATGTTGATTGAACTGGACAAACAGGCTAAAGCCGTTCAACGTCAAATTGACGTCATCGGCGCCATGCCCGCTCCAAGGCCGGGCGGACAGACTGTAGTCAATATTGGTGGCGGTGCGGGGGGCACGACAGAAGAAACGGTTAAGCTCACAAAGGCTCAATTAAAGGAAGTCGATAAGTTGCGCACAGCCCAAATGAAACTACGGGAAGAACACCGTGTCGGCGCCCGGGACATCCTTGAAGACATGAACCCGGTCCTCGCCATAAACCGTCAATACCGAGAAGACATCGAAATGTTGACGGCGGCGTACGACGACGGTTTCATTTCGGCCCAGGAATTCGCGGAAGGTCAGGGCTACGTGTCGCAACAGTTGAAAGATGCCCAGCGTGAGGCCACTGGACTGGCCGACGTGTTTGATGATTTGGGGCGGTCTTTTGACGGTTGGACCAGCAGCATGGTCAGGGGTACGTTCGACGCTAAACAGGCCCTGATGGAACTTGGCATCACCATCCTTGAAACCGCCCAAAAGGCTTTTTTCCTGGCCCAGAGCGGCGGTGAGCACAGCTCCTTTGGTGGGGTGTTGGGCAGTTTGTTTGGTAAGGTTCTAGCGGGTACCATGGCGTCTGGTTCGGGTGTGAGCCCCACGGGCGCCGATATTGGTGGGACGCCGTTTGCTAAGGGTGGCGTGTTCAACCACGGCAACGTGGTCCCGTTTGCCGGGGGTGCCCTGGTTAATGGCCCGGTGATGTTCCCCATGTCTGGTGGGCGGTCTGGCCTTATGGGCGAGAGCGGGCCCGAAGCTATCGTGCCCCTGGAACGGGGCCCGGGCGGTAAACTTGGGATCGGCGGCGGGGGATCCACCGTTGTGCAGATTTTTGACCAACGGGGCGCCAACGCGCCTGACACAGAAGTGGAACAGACCACGGGCCCTGACGGCATGAAGGCCATCAAAGTTTTCATCAGGGCCGAAATCAACAAGGGTTTTTCGGACGGTTCGTTTGACCGGGCCCAAGCTAACAACTATGGGGTCCAACGTACCCCGGCAAGGAGGGGATAAATGGCAAACGCGACGTGGCCCGCAAGTCTCCCCCAGGACTTGGAACAGGCTGGGCATTTTGAGGCGGCACCCGACACAGTCATCAGGTCAGAAATGTCGACGGGCGCCCAAAAGATACGCCGTCGTTTCACAGCGGCACCCGTGCCCATCCCTGGTAAGCAGCTCATGACGACGGCCCAAGTGGCGACCCTCCGGACGTTCTATGTTACGACCCTTGGTGGGGGGGCTCTGCCCTTTGACTGGAAACTCCCCCGTACCGGGACCACAACGACTTTTCGGTTTCTTAAGCCGCCTAAATGGTCCCCGGCTAGCCCACTGTGGGAAGTCCAATTGGCCCTGGAGGCGATGCCGTGAGTCGTACTCTCTCCGAAGCCGCCATAGAGTCAACCAATGCCCAGGAAACGGCTGAAGTCTGGTTGACTTTGGTGGAAATCGACCACGCCGACTTGACCGCCCCCATCAGGGTGGTAAACAATCACGAGGACATCACTAGCAACAGTAATTTGTTCCAGGGGTTCCCATTCAACGTGGAATTCCCCGACGAGCCCATGGACGGTCAGCCCATGGCCCGATTGTCCATCGACGGCGTTGACAGGACGATAGTTGAAACTCTCCGCACAATCTCTTCCCCGCCGACAGTTAAACTGCAGGTCATCCTTGCCAGTCAGCCCGACACAATCGAGGTTGAATTCGACGGGTTGACCCTGAGAAGGGCCACTTATCCTGCCCACACTATTTCGGGTGACCTTGTGTTCCAAGACATTTTGTCCGAACCCATCACCTTTACGATGACCCCCAACAAATTCCCGGGGCTGTTCGGATGAACAAGCTGTTGCCAGATTGGGTGAAGAAGTACGTTGGTATACCCTTTGTGGAGTATGG